CGACAACAAGGCCATACATATCAGGTCGGACCATCTTCTTAGCGTAACGAGTCATCACGCCCTTACGGGGCACGAAGTCCTCGGTACCGAAGATCGTCGGAGTGACCTGTAGCGGCACGTATGGAGCGTATACATAGCCACTTTCAAGGAAACTACCACCCTTACGGCCGACTAAGACCAAGTTACGCGGGAAGTAGGGATCAACCCAAACGTCCCACTTTTTCGAAAGTGAACCGGCATTGACGGCACCAACTGAACCCTTATCAGAGTCATGAGTAACGCTAGCACGGAAACCAGAAGTGAACTCAAGGATGTTAGCAACTTCAGGTGATGTCACCAGGAAGTTAGCTCCGCCGCGGAGAGTTTTTCTATGAATCTGAGCCGACACGTCATTAATCGTCTCGACAAGAGTCTCGTACCACTCGCTTACCGTACCGGTGAAGTCCGGAGCAGCAGATAGCTGCCCAAGCTCGGTACCCTTGGTGCGATGCACAAAAAGACCCGGTGAGCGGGACCAGTAGTACGTGCCAGCAGTAGCGCCCTTAATAAGATCAGCAAGAATCTCGCGATCAATCTCAAGAGCAATCTGCTCAGAAAGAATCTGAGTAAGTTCAACTTCAGCATCAAGGTTATGATACGCGTTGAGATCCTGCCCAAGCTCAGGGCTCCATTTGGCCTTGAGCTTTTTGGTAATCGCGGTAACAGCGATGCTGTCGACCTTGATATCGATTTCAGGAATCTGATTCTTGGGACTATCACTAGCCTGGCCATCAGTTTTGCCAACGCTAACGCCGGCTTCTTCAAGGGCCCAGTGATCAGCACCTTTAACAGCCCCTAGCGCATCTGCATTACTAAACGTATCACGCTGTGGGTAAGTTAGAGTAAGGGGCGTAGTAGCATCCTGGCCGGCAGCCGTGAGGCCCGTTCCTACCATGTAAAAGTAATACCAGTAGCGTTACCATTGGTTGCTTTATTAGTAACTGTGCGTCCGTCAGTACCCTTGGTGCCGACATGAGTGAGCCTTCGAAGAAGGACAGCACTATTTGGAAGCGTAGCAATATTAAATGCGCCCATGTTCTCAAAACTCATCCTGGCTGCTTCTGCCGCAGACACAGAAACAATTAGCTCGACGACATCATCTGTGGTAAGGTTGTTGGGCCCACCAGCAAGAAGGTCCGGATCCCACTGCAAAGCAGTTTTCTGGGCTTCGGTCAAAGCGTCGATCTGAACTTGAGTACCATTAAAGCTGGTTGTTACACCAGTCGCGACGGTCGCATAGTCATCTGCAGCGATGGCGGCGTAGTTGGCGGCACTAGTGTCGGCATCAATTGATAACGATCCAGTTGCTGAAGAATAGGCATTGGCATAGTTATAGAAACCGCCACCTGTTTCAGTAATGTCGCTGACACCACCAGTGACCTGGCTACCAACGACTCCGCCGCCGTATAGAGAATCGGCCGCGTCGACTCCCAAGCGTGCAGTAGTTTCGTCACTATACGTGAAGTCCAGGAAGAAAATTAGACCAGACGGAAGGCTCATAGGCTGAACCGATACAAGGTCATTCGCAAGTAGTCCACCGAATACACGACGAACAATGGGGAACGCCACGGAAGCGAAACCCTCAACATCACCAGCTGCCATAGACGAAGCTTCTTTTAGAAGCTGCGAGGCCTGGTTCTCTAACATTCGGGCCATGCCCTGTCTTCGGCTATCGCCTACAAGACCCTCTAGAAGTCCGGTACGTTCCCACTTTTCTAGTAGAGCAGCACCTTCTCTCTGGAGGCTTCTTCCAACGATGCCTTCAGTTAGCTTTTTTAATACAGACATTTTTTAATCTCCTTTTATGTAATTTATAATCTGTTTAGTCTTGCGAGGAGTTTATTCCTGCAAGAGATTTCCAACGGTTATACGTTGGATTGGCTTTTTGTCTTACAGTAGTGTCTCTTTTTCTGTTAGACAAGATTATTGAAGAGGATTTTTCGACTGCTTCGCGAAGTGATTTCGGCTGCTTTTTACGAGAGGTGCTGCCCACTGTGCTTTCAAGGGTCTCAAATATTACTTTTGCTTCTTCAACAGAGTCGGCACTAGAAATAGCTTCGGCAAGCTTACGCTTTTGCCGCTCATTCAAGGAGGTGCTATTCAGTGCCTTATTTTGATAAAGTAATTTAGCGTTTGTTAAATTAACTTCTTCAAGTTTTTCTTTTAATTTTAAAACAGCCTGTTCAAATCTTTTTGTTGATTTTTTAGATTTTATTAACGTTGTTCTATATTGCGTGTTTTCTTTTGTAAGGCTTTCATTTACTTCTTCAAGCGCATGGACAGCCTTTCGCATCGCGCCGTGGCGCTCCCTTATTTTGGAATCCTGTTCTAAAGCCAGGATTTCTTCTTCTGCTAATTCTACCATGGCGCTTGGTGTGCCGGCCCATCCTGATTTATTACTTCCTGGCAGATCAACAGTCAGCTCTTCTGCCAAGGCCATCTTTATAGCCTCTTCTAATTCTAGTGCGTCAGGTCCAAAATCTTCTTCGTCTAGAACAACTTCGTCTTCGCCTTCATAAAGTTTATCTTCGCCTTCGCCTTCGAGCATATCTTCTAGATCTTCTTGTAAAATGTTCACGATGGGGTTGTCTTGAATCTCTGGATCGCCCACGTAATCCCCGTCAAACCTTAAAGTCTCGCTAAGTTGGGTGATCTGTTCCATTAATCCTTCCAAGGGAATCTCTATCTCTTCATCTATATTCTCGGAAGTTACAGCAAGAGGGATGTGCTCCATAACCGGGGCTTCTTCTCCCTCTTCTTCTTCTTCTAAAGGTGCGCCAGAGGGATCCGGTGGGGCCATGGCTGCCATCGGATCTTCTTGCTCTAATAAAGTTGCTACCGCGTCCTTAATCTGGTTTGAATATTTTTCTAGAACCAAATTTTCAGCATTTTTAACTGCAGCTTCTTTCAAGGCTGATGCATCGACTATTGCTTGTGCTAACATATCAGACATTTAAGTACTCCTAAAAACTATACATCATAATAAATAGTAAGTTGGTTTTTAAAATGACTGTTTTTTAAAATTGGCATTATCAATATACATTTTATCTTAAGATGTTATAGTATATGCAGCGCCATCGGGAATAATTGTCACCGCTTCACTGCCTCCGGAGATGTTCGTGACATAAAACCAAAAATTGCGAGATTGCCCAGTTGTAAGAGTATAGGTCGTCGACGCCTGTCCCAGAGGGTCAGTGACGGTGGTACCAAGATCTAGTATAGCATTGTGGGTCGAATCAAAATTACAATATTTAAATTTAAATTTTTGATTTGCAACGCAGCCCGGGATTGCAGCAACTATTTGAGCTGCAGTTGGCGTGATATCAGTTCGATGAGCGGTGAGGCCGTCGTCCGTACCGCGTGCCAGGAAACCATCAATAAGTTGCGCAACAGTTATAGTGTGGTTGGAGTCGTCGTTTACTGCATTGAAGTTCATTGTGTCCAATATCGGACCATTACAGCGTATGGCCGGGACTGGGTGCGCTGCATCTTGTACAATTTCGAGACCTACGACGCCGACTGCAGAAGCATGATCATTGGTTAATTTAAGTAGTGCACGAACAGTTGTATCACTACTGTTGGAATATATGCTTACAGCATCGCCGCTGGTCAACGCGTCAGCAGATACTGTCAAAACATTGCCTGTCGTTATAGCATTTCCATCAAGTTCAGCAACGACACCAGTTGTCTGCTCAGAATCAATTTTAAAGGCTCTCGCATTTGCGTTTGCTACCGTATCAAAGTCAATATTTAAGCCAACACTGGCTGCAGAGCCGGCGCGGGAACCCGTCTGGGCTATTTTAACAAGACTTCCAGCGCTATCGCTTGTGTTTGAGTCAGAAATGTTAAGAGCTGTGCCAGTTGTTCTAGCATCGGTGCTAATCTCCAGTGCTGTGTGCGTAGTCAGTGCATCAGCTGCAATATCAACTACATTTGCAGTAATATTTGCTGCGTCGATATCTAACGCAATTTGATCTGTATCATCGTTGTCAATAAGGAGGGCTGGCGCGCCAGTGGCAGAATCATTTTCAATTTCAACGCCGGCGCCGTCAAGTTTAATTGCGCCATCAATAGTAAATGTAAGATTTGCCGCGGCAGCATTATCATCAACAGTAGCAATAGTTGTTGCGCCGTGGGTTGTTGTTGAGATTGAAAAATAATCGCCGGTGTCAGCTGAGCTTTTAAGCTTGATATCCGTGCCGCCGTCTTCTGCTTCTAAGTCAATACCGACGGTTCCGGCCGGATCCGAGTTGACGACGCGCATTTGTATACCATAATTTGTGGTTGTACCATTTGTATGACCATCTGAAACAAGTTTCATACCCCAGAGGTATGCATTGCCAGCGTCGGCGGCATGTTGTAACGTTGGTGTGCAACGTATGCCATACACCGCGTTCGTGCCGTCGGTGGCTGTAGTATTGTCTACATCAATATCAAGACCAATTATAGTATTATTAGAAGTTGAAGCGCCTGTTTTGTCGAAGTTAATATCAAGCGCTTTTATGGTTGCTGCAGTTGTATCAGTATATGCATGTGTAATCACAACTCCAGATGCATCAGCAGCGCCCGGATCGATCGCCACCGCACCATCAATATCAACTGCATCAAGGTTCGCTGTTCCGTCGACGTCTAAGTCAGTGGTTATTGCAACTGAATTTACAAAAGTAGCCAGGCCGTCGTCGTCGATTGTAAGTCTGACTGTTGGTATACCATCATCGTTAGCATCTGACGTAGCAAAAACAATCTTACCGGGTGAAGAATCAGGATCTGAAATAGCGTCGTTAGCAAATTCAATGTAAGAAGATAATGTAGCACCATCAGCGTCATCAACGCCGTAAGCTTCGATGCGGCCTAGAATTTCGCCAGCAGTAGTGTGGTCGCCAGCAGTAAAGGTATTAACTGTTGCGGTGCCTGCTTTTTGAAATTTTAACACTCCAGCATGAGCTGCTGTAGCAGTAGCTGACCAAGCGCTCAGTTCAAGAGAAGGTTGGCCTGAAACTTTACTGATTTCTAAGGTTGAGCCGGGGACTGGGTTTCCTATGCCGATGGCATCTGCGCTAGCATCAACATGAAGAAGATTGGCTTCGGAATCACCTTCTACCCTAAAATCACAATTTATGCCCGCATCGTTAACTACAACTTCGCATTGGGTTGCGTTGGCAACATCTTCGCCACCAATTGAAAAAAGGTTTGTAGACGCTGCTGTCCCAGCAGTGCCGCCGGCTTGAACATTAAATGTTAATTTGCCACCTTGATCGAAATTAGTTTTATCAGTAGCTATGACGTCAATTGTTACATAGTCCCTTGCTACGGCGGCGTCGGTCATGGCTTCAAAAGCAATCTGCCCAAGTGACATATCGTCCGCCACGGTAGTAGACGCTCTAGCAAAAGTAAGAAGGATTGGTTTATCAGTCGCAGCATTTGTGTTTTTCATCTCAAGCATGGGACCGGTTTCTGCTGCTGTCGATTCAATTGTGACAAGATTACGCGAGCTTGCAACCGCATCATTCAAAACATGAAGCATTTTAGTGCCAGTTGCAGAAGTATTGTCATTTGTAATTTTAAGCAGTGCTCTCGTATTGTTGTTCGATGAATCAGAAGATATATTTAAAGCGTTGCCAGTTGTCAAAGCGTCAGCTGTTATAGTCATTACGTCTGCGTCTAGATTCGAAGCAGCAATAGCATATGCAATTGTGTCTGTGTCTGTATGAGTAAGTGTTAGTCCTACTCCGCTACTAGATCCAGGATTAATAGCCACTGCACCATCAATATCGACAGCATCTAAATTGGCTGTTCCGTCGACGTCGAGGTCGCCAGCTAAATCAATATGTCCAGGGACGGTGACTACAGAAGCTGACCCTAAGCCCACGGTTGCATCGACTTCCGCGTCGACAGAACCGCCTACTAATATCAATCCATTTTCTACGCCGCCGTCGTGAGAAGCAACTTGTAGAGTTAATCTTCCTGATTCTTCAGTGCTTGTCGCGTCGTGGATTTCAGCAAGAATTCCAGCATATTGTTGTGCAGTCGGAGTACCATCGTCGTTGCCCCAGAACGTTACTGAACCCAAATCATCGTCATCGGCTCCGTCGGCGCCGGCCTCTGTGTTATTGAACTTAAGTATACCGGCAGTTCCGCCGTTGTGTGTGTTTCTTATTTCTAATAAGGGTTCATTAGTATCATTATCAGTAATTGTGACGCTGTCATACGTCATAACCAGATCGGCGGTGTCAACTCCAGCAGCGGTTAGGCCGGCGAGTGCGGTGAGGTCGGCCGCGGCGACGCTTAAATCAGCGCTGACATCCATGAATTGTTGTAGATACCAGTTGGTTCCATTAAACGTCCAAGATGTTATGTCGCCGACGGCTGTAACAATATCTGCGGAGCCACCTTTAAGATTGGTACCGGTCACGTCGTAAGTGACAATATGAGCAGAAACAACGGTAATTGTTTGACCAGCAATTCCATCATCAAACATTGAAATCCCTGTGGTGCCACCTGTTTGCCAAAGGTTTCCGGCTGCAACTGACGGCGTGGCATCATTAGCAAGAGTACCGATAGTTCCACCAACATTTGCTGCGAAAGCATCGACAACTGAAACCTGAGCGTTTTCGTTGATTGCAATCGCCGTTGTGGTACCGGCAGCAGAGCCCACTCCTATAACAAGATCGTCTGCAGTATCATCAAGGGCAATATGAAAATCTTGAGCTGCTCCATCAAATAACAGCATCGTGTCTTCGGCGCCGGCGTCTCCAATAGTAATCTTAGGTGTTGCGCCGGTAACAATCACGTCAGCGCGGACTTCGACGGCGCTTCCAGTGGTTGGGTATATATTGTTTACGTAAAGTTTTCCCATGATTTTTTTCCCTTGTATTAAATATGTCTATATATCAGAAATGTCTTTAATTTTTAAAGCAGCTCCAGCCGCAATTGTAAAAGTTACACCAGCGCCAATTGTTATCGGACCAAGCATAAGACTGTTGTATCCTGCAGCGATAGTAGTGGTAGTAGCTACAGTTGTTATGTTTGATATAGAATTAGCTATAGCAGCTCCGAGCGTCTTCAACGTGCTGCCGTCAAAAGTTAAATTAGCTTCTGCATCCAGTTCTGTTACCGTACTGGCGACGGTGACCAATTCATTTTCTGTTGCATTGTTTATTGCTGCTCCGCCGGCTATGGTCCAGCTGCTCCCATCATAGACGTTTAATTGGTTTGTAGTCTCGTTATACACAACTAGGCCCTCAGCAGGGGAGCCGATGGCGTTACGTTCAGTTGTTGTCAACGAAGGCGGCAGAAATCCCTGTGTTGTTGAGGAAAGTTCTAAAAGTGCTGAAGCTACAGGGGTAGCTGTTCCGATGCCGACGAGGCCAGCGCTGGTAATCCGCATTTTTTCTGTTGGGGCACTATCATCGGCCGCAGTATAAAAGGACATGGCAGCAGCAGAATCCGCATCGCCTTGCTCTTCTCTAACAACCGCCACACTGCCGCCGTGATCCGAGCCGCCAGTTTCTCCAACGTAAAAAGTAATGGCAGGTC